CAATCAGATTCATCAATTATACAATCAACAAATAACAACTCTTATCAATCTATTGGAGATGGCAATTCCTCAGTATCCAATTTCACAAATTCTTACAATTATACAAATAATCAAAATCAAAATAATATGACAAATGTGGCATCAATGTCCACAAATTCTCAACAACAATTTGTGGGAAACTATTCAACGGTGGTGGTGGAAAACAGGGCATCATACAAACCCCTAGAAAGAATGGATGCAAATCCAAATCCACAATTTTCCAATGGACAACGAGATATAATTAATACTTCTCCGAGCGAGAAGGTGCAGTCAATTGAAACTCGTTTGATGGAATTGGAACGAATTGAAGGAGAAAATAGAGATTTAAATAATGAAAAAACAAATTCAATTCAAAACTATAGCACAATGGATGCTGTATTTGATACTCCGATGTTTGAAAAAATTTCAGACAACACATCACCTCATAAAACATCCAATATCAATAAAAGTTCCATGAGTGCCAACACAATTGGTATACTCATTAATAAAATGAACAGTCCCCCAATATGGAGGACTGTTCTAGGGTAAAGGAGAGAAAGTTTGTTAATCAGTCTTCAGCAAGTCGCTGAAAGTAACTGAGTGCATCGGATTCATCTTCAACATCATCTTCAACTGGTTTCTTTTGCTTGAGAGTAGGCTTCTTTTCCACCAGTTCTTCTGCGATGTCTTCAGCAGTCTTCTGATTTGTAGGAGCACCACCACGAATATCTCCACCAAGAACCTCTTGCATTCTTGCCTTCAGTTCTTCATACGACTTGAAGTTTGAAGAATCAAGGAATGGAAGAAGAGCATGTTGCGACTTCCAGATTCGTTCGAGTTGAGCATCATCTCCAGAGAGAGGAGTCATTGAATCAAACTTTGATGCGTCGTAGTTGGTGTAACCACCAACCTTGCGAATCTTGATGCGGAAGTTAGCACCCTTCCAGAAATCAAACGGATTGACTGGTTCCTCGTCTTGGAACTCAGGCTTCATGACCTCCTGAATCTTCTCAAAGATCTTGGTTCCGTATTTATAGAGAAAGACCTTACCTTCGTTTTGAGGATTCGCAGGATCCGAAACAACGTAGATGTTAGAGATGTAAGTGAGTTTACGCTTACGAACACGGGCAAGATCCTTATCTGACTCTAGACCTGAATTCCAGAGCATGTTATTGAGTTCACCAACTGGATCCTTCTGACCAAGAGTCGTGAGAGAATTCTCAATGTACCAACCACCTGGTCCCTGAAACGCATGATTGTATACCTTTACCCAAGGTACGTCTTCCCCGTCAACTGGAGGAAGAAAACGAATGATCGCAAATCCGTTTCCTGACTTATCCTGCTCTGGACGCCAGAAACGATCATCCTTGTAGTCCTTTGCCTTTGTCTGATCATCCATCTTCTTGATGAGATCTTCAATTCCTGCTTTGGACTTCTTCTTAAGATCGCTAAAACCCATACTGCCTACTTTCCCCAAGGATCTCCCTTGGACTTTTACTTGACGGTGGGAACTCCCCACCCCTGAAGTATACCATGTGTAATATTGCCTGTCAACCCAGAGGCAATTTGTTCTTAATTCTTGGTAAAAGATTTAAATCTCTACCCTCTTGCTCAATCTTTTCAAGCAGTGGTCTGGTTAAAAGTTTTGGGGCAAGAGAAAAATCATACGAATACTCTTCAAAATAATAAATAACAGCGTCCATGTATGATGAATTCTTGTCTCTCACATAATTTTCAATTCTCTTAGAGAATTCTTCTCGGGTAATGTTGAATATCATAAACTCATTATACCATGGTTATAAACACTGTCAATCTCTACACTATATATAAGAATAAAGGGAATAATATATGCCATATACTGCCGACAACATTGAAATCACAATAGCATCTGGAACTGCTATTCTTGCCACTGATTATGGTACAAGTGGAACTGGATTTAGTCTTGCTCATGCTCAGATCGCAAAGGTTTCTTGGGGTGACGATAGCACCACATATAGAGCAAGTGAGACATATCCATTCCCTGTAAAGATATACGGCATCACTGGCACTACGATTCCCATCAGTGGAACGATTTCTGGTACTGGTGATTTCTATGTTCGCACAAATCCAACCATTCCTTTGATCGTAAAGGGTTCTACTTTCTCTACAGATGCTCCTGTTGGAATTACTGGATCAATTCAAGGCATCTCTGGTGGTCAGGCCGTCGCAGTCTCTGGATCAGTTTCTGTCACCAATAATGTAGGCGTCTATGGAATCAGTGGAGCAACCGCAATTGCTATTACTGGTGGAAGACATTTAGATTCGTCCACCGATAGTGTTTATGTTTATGGTGACGTAGGAATTAGTGGTGGATTCCAATTAGTTGCTGCTGATGATTCTGTTTCTGTATATGGTCCTGGTGGATCAACGTACATTGAAGCGAATCTTAATGTAGCAGGAACTCCTCTTGGAATATCTGGAGACGCACTCAAGGTAGCAGTCACAAATGCTGGATTTACTTTCTCGGTTTCACTTTCATCAACAGTTGGAGTGACCAACGACGCAGCAGATAATGCTCTAAGGGTTCAAGGTCTTTCTGGTGGAACACCAGTCACTATTCAAGGAAGTCTCGCAGGAGGTGCTGTAGAAATTGGAGCATATACTGCGGTTCCCGTTGGTGTCTCTGGAACAGTTTCAATTGATGATACGGATATCATTGATGAGATTGAATCACTCAAGACCAACATCGGAACTGTTGCGACAAATGCAGGATATGCGCTTGATATTCTTAACCTCATCAACACAGGTGGTGATGGAGCAAGAGTAATTGTAAATTCTATCGCAAGAGCAAATAGAATTTCACATTCTCAAGTCACAGTCACTTCAAATACTTCCATTCTTGGAAATCAAACAGGTCTGAAATCTGGTGTTACAATCAAATCATTGGCAACAAACACGACTGACATTTACGTCGGAAATTCACTCGCATTGACAACGACCAATGGTTATGTCTTGAGTCCTGGCGAAACTCTATTCCTTGAAGTCAGTACTCTTGGATCTATATTTGTTAGAACATCTGCGGGATCAGCAACTCTAGCATATATCGCAACATGATAAGAAATAAAACGACATCCTCTCTTAAACAAACAGAAAAAGAAAAACTGGTATTGGTTAGATATTCTTTGCTGTATGGAATCAGCATAGAAAGAGCAAAACCAGAAACACTAAGTCTAAAGAGAGGCATCGTTGCTACACCTACATTTTTATTTCACACTAACAACACCAAGTGCCTAATAGACTACAGCAATCAGACAAATTCTGATGCCGAAAAAGCAACAAAGGAATTCTTTGATCAAATTACAACTGGTACGACACTTACAATAACAAATGGTTATTATAAGGATCCAAATTTTGATTTTTCAGCAGATGTGTCTGGAACATATGTGTATAGAAGTTATTTCAATGGAGTCATACAGGCGGATGTCACCACAGTTGAAAGTCTGTACAGTGGTATCACGAAGTACAACAAATTAAACTTTGAACAGATTCCATATCTAAGTGTTCCTTCGCTTAAGACACCAGACGAAAACAAAACTCTAATTAAAAACAAATTAGGAAAGAACACAAAGAATTCATTCAACTATCTTGGAGTGAAGGTGGGGGACTATATTAGAATAAGTTCTGATACTGTTCCTCTGAAGGTCTTGAAACTAGAAGTTGATTCTGAAGGAAACGAGTTTATAGAGATTCAGGGAGTATTGGAAGAAGTAGATTATACAAATCAAAAAATTAAGATTGAAGTATATGTTTCAGTTGTTGATAAGTACACAACTACTCCCAACACAGAAGAAAGAGATGTTGGTGCTTGTATAGAATACTCTGGTGGAGTGATTGTTTCATGTAATAACAACCACACACTCTCACAGTGTAGAGCAAGATCTAGCACCGTAAAAGGTGTAACTACAGAACTTACTCTAGGCACATTCTGCTCCACACCAGAGACAAGTACTGCTGTGCAGACTACCACAACTGATAATCTGGTTCAAATCACCAACACCTTGGCAGATGCCGTGGTGAATATCAACAACACGATCAGTAGAACTAAATTCTACGGCAGAAATTTTTAAGCAGCTTCCAATCTAGGATCTGAAGCACTGACATCAGTGATTTGAATTTCCTGACTAGTGGAGAATGCTTTTCTATTTTGTATCAATTCGTTTGCTCTAGAGGTTGCCTCATTTTCGTCATTTGCTAGAATATTGATGGTGTGGAAAATGACTTGCTCTGCCTTGACTTTAAATAACTTCATGGCGTCCTCCTAAACAAACTTGACATCTTGAGGAACGATACCGAATCGGTCCTGAAGACTTTTGTTTATGACATTAAATGCTTGGGTATTCTCATACCAAACAGAAAGGGTTACGGCATCTGTTGAGACACCGTAACCCCGTATTTTACATTCAGGTTTTGATTCTAAAAATCTTTTAGGTTTGCCACTAAACTCAATAAAAGAGTAGAGGTATGTGACTTGAATCATTCACCTTTATGTATATTATTTCTCACTTTCGTGAGTTCTTCACATTGCAGCACTGAGACACATGATTTAGTCTCTCTACATCATCACGAACTTCTCGTAGACCATCATCAATGTAACGATAGCAAGCATCCCACTCACGATAGAGATCGTCACGCTCACGCTTGAATTCTGCTTCGGTCTTGCTGAGTGCGATATAAACAAGCACACCGACTCCGAAGCAGAGAGAACCAAACAGTTCAAACATATCTCCAGTGCGAGGAGCAAGATTCTTGCCAGCGAAAAACACAAAGACATGAGTAAGAACGCCAACCCACCCTAGAACATTAACGAATAAATTTGTAATCTTTGACATATTTTTTCCTTTCATTCTTCTGAGAAACGGGGGACTAACACGAATTGTATTAAACACATTATATGTTTTGATTGACATTGTAAACCTCCAAGCATCCCTGAGAGGATTCGAACCTCTGACCCACAGCTTAGAAGGCTGTTGCTCTATCCAACTGAGCTACAGGGATATACACCCATTATACCACAAATGGGTATCCATGTCAAGCCCGTCAAACTGACAACTTAAGGTTTGCCGAAGGATCAATTACCTTTTTACCAGGAACTACAAGATTATTTACAATAACATTTGTGTAATGATCTTCTAGATCCTTTTGTGCGTCAACCATGAATACTACATGGGACTTTGCTAGATCAATTCCATCCTCAACATTAGCGTATGGCAACCATTTTGCCAAGAGCAATTTTCCTTCGGGGGATGGAATAAGAACCGAAGGATCCTTAAGAGTGACTGAGGTCTTGGTTTCCTCAACGCTTGCGATAATCTCTTCACCACTCATTAGACGAACAATTTTCACTGCCATAATAATTACTCCTTATCTTCTGGACATTTAAACATTATACGATCCCAAAACTTACACTTTGGGGGTTTATCAATAGGCCAACATGTGCAACAGTCGGATGGAATCTTGTCTGAATTCTTTGGATCTTCTGCTCTGGCGACTGCTTTTTCAATTTCTTTCATCGTAAGAAGCATGTCAATGCAGCGATCATCTTTCTTCGCTTGCAAGTAAACCAAGTCCGATCTCTTTACTTCTCTTCTCATGTTGAACCTCCCATTCTATATCAGTATGTATACGTTGTCAAGGGGTTGGGGTTTTTGGTCTTTTGGACTTAATATAATCAGAAATCACATCTGACAATTCCTCTAGACTCTTGAGTCCGATATAACCCATCATGAATGCTACCGCGTATTTTCCCTTATCTTGAAGAGATTCGGGGGCGAAGTTAAGTACTAGTGGTGTGAGAAAATTCGCACAAATAGTACCCATGGTTATGCACATTATTTGTTTGCTTAGTTTTTGCTTCTTCTTCTTGATTGATAAGATCAATGCACCGAAGAATCCAGATACTAAAAATCCTAAATCAATCCCGAATCTTAATAACTGTGAGTGGAAATCGTCGTTCTGCATGTTTATCCTTTATACTAGAAAAACATGATATAAAGGTACTAGTATATATAAAAAACCCCACCATCTCTGGTGGGGTGGTTCGTTCAGATGCGGGAGAACCAATCCCCACTGCTTCAAGCAGCCATCCGCATTGGTGCGGCATTTAAAATTGCAACCGTTGTTTCACGACACTCGTTGCCAGTGACGGATATCTCCCTTATGCTCGCTTCCCCTTGTCGATTCTATTCGACCCCTTAGTTTGGGACACTATGATGGATTACACCATCTACCTTGCTTTGTCGGTCAATTACTAGATAGACCGTTTTACGCAAGAGCGTCTCTTGTCAAGACCGCGTTTCCGTCAGAACGCCACTAGTGTCGAATGGAGTCGGGGGGATTCGCACCCCCGTCCAAATGGGTTGCTCACAAAGATCAACAATATCAATCGGGGTAGCAGGATTTGAACCTACGACTTCCTGCTCCCAAAGCAGGCGCTCTAGCCAAGCTGAGCTATACCCCGTTATTTTTTAGTTTTCTTTACATCAGTTTGTTTTTTTATTTGTTCTTTCTCTGGCGGAGTAGAAACTACTTTTGGAGTCAATTTAGCAAGTTTTCTCTCATGTTCAATAAGTTTTTGTAATTCATTTTTTGATCTCATTTCAATTCCCCTTTGGAGTATTTATAAGTTTCTCCAAAGCAGATGCCACTCTATTCAATGAGTGCTGAGTCAAGAACATGCCATTTGTGGCATTTTGAATTTCTTTATTTGTTTCCGAGATCAGAATGTTCTGATCGGTATGTGCTGTATTGTACATCTCTTCCAGTTCGGCAATCTCATGCTCCATTGGAAAATGCTTCAGACATTCTGATGCCATCTTGCGAATTTCCTTTGGAACTCTTGGAGTTTCCTCTGGATTGAGCAAGTCAAACAAGAACTTTCTTGTCTTTCGCATTGAAATGAACCATTCATTTGGTAATGTCATAACTCTCTGAACTGGGATCGAACCAGTGACATCGAAGTTAACAGCTTCGCGCTCTACCTGCTGAGCTATCAGAGAATGGTTGCAGAGGGACTCGAACCCCCGAAGTCTAATGACAACAGATTTACAGTCTGTCCTCTTTGCCGCTTGAGTATACAACCCAATACCCTAACGGGGACTCGAACCCCGAGCCTTCGCCTTGAAAGGGCGACGATCTGGCCAGTTGATCTATTAGGGCAGTAAATACGCCGTTCCAGTAACGCTCTGGCTTGAGATTGTTATAAGCAATCCTGCGAAACTTTCCGCCCACGGCGCGTTGGTATCATTATACCAGATTCTGTTCGCTT